GTTGAAATACACAGAAGCTGATGGTTATTACCACAAGTTAGACCGTGAATTAAAATTTCTCAACGCTCGCTTGATTGATCGCAGGGACCCAGTCCCTGTGTCCGATCTGGCACGCGAGTCGTTCCAAAAGGCTTTTGGGGTTACACCGCAGGATCAAATTGACATGGAAGAACAACTTCGCTCATGGAAGTTTCAATGTTCCGGTGATACAAATGTGACAGTAGACTACAAGATACCTGAATGGACAAATCTTAACCCCTACTCGTCCGAAAAGTATTGCTTGGGGGAATGTTAACTTTAAAAGAAAATAATACCGCTGGGTACCTTCGCCAAAAGGTCCCCACATCAACTACGAAACCGATAATTACCTATCCAGACGACCAACCTGTTGCCAATGTTGTCTACGACGCCTCCAAATACTATGACTATTGGGAGAGTCTAGCCAAAATTGACAAAAGGGACGAGCTGAACACACTATCACCGACCCAGATTATCTCACTAGCCAAGAAGATGGCAAATAGCTACCGCCCTGCAACCGATTTGAACAAAGACTTCAAAAGATTACGGGCCGCTATTGCCGGAGAGAGTAACGTCACCAAGACACCTGCCAAGTTTAAGGCAAGTAAAGCCAACCTCAAAGGTAAGGTGGCCCTAGCGGGTATCACCAAACCTAAGCGTTTGGGTCCTGGTGTAAATGATGCTATAGCACACACAATCACGCCCGAAAGAGCGGTTGATATGTGGGCGCCTTCATCCAAAACTCGAAACCAACAAGTGCACTCACTTGTTGGGAATTCTAGCAAGAGAAATAAGAAAGGGAAAGGAGTGATGGCGATTTACAAAGCGCCAAAGCTCCCTTCGATGATGAACAATCTTCGCACACTACCTGTCACAACCTCTATCCCAGTAAGTGAGTCGTTCATCAGAACTTCTCGATCTGGGCCCCAGAGGTTGGCAGATGTGGATAACGAGGGATCAATTCGCATTGAATTTTGCGACATGCTCTCCGTTTACGTGCAAGCAGGTTCAACCACTGCAGCAGCAGGGTTTGGTGGAACAGCCACGTACAACGTCATCATCTCGCCAGCCAACGTCTCAACAAGACTGGCCGCGTATGAAGCCATGTACAGTTCCTATGCGTTCAGGGAGATACAGTACACCTACATCCCGACAACGTCATCAGCTACAGCTGTTGGCGTGAATGTAGGTATTGTGCCCTCCCAGCTCGCCGCAGGCGCCTATGCTGCACCTACAACTCAAGCCGTGTTACAAATGCGCCCATCAATGGGTACAGCGGCTTGGCAACCATCAGAAATGCGATATCAACACACTGGCACTAATACCTTTTCTACGGTAGCTAGTGGTGGTGATTATCATGACTACTGGCAAGCCCAGTTGTTTTGCACTTTGGATGGCACACCTGTTGCAGGCACAACATACGGAAAACTCCGTGTGATGGGTTACATCGATTTCTACTTACCACGTCCCTACAACACTGCCAACCCGTCCCTCACACTTTATGCATCTCTCAATGGTATAACACCCACTGAAAGATACTTGAAGCTTCGCGAGTGGATGGATTGCGTTCAGCGAAATATCCCGTTTATCAATGCAGTAAACTACCCACATCCTTTTACAGGTCACCGCGGTTCACATGATCCCTCTGAACGTAACGGTTGTCTCCCAGCGGTCCCGAAAGGGGTCGTCTACAAGATATCCGATTTTCAGCCGCTCATGATAGATAAGCACGTGATACCCATCCAAGTACCCAAGCCGACCACACCTGGTCAGGTTGAAAGTGCAGAGCTGGTAGAAGAAGAGAAGTGGGAAGAAGTTACTTCGAGAAGCTAAAGTTTCTCAGACGTTGGATGCTCGCTAGATGTCAGTGCTGTTGCCCAAGAGAGCGCACCCCGCTACACTATGTTGCGGGGGGCTATCTCTCTACGGATTCAGGGTTTGTTAAGATAGCTGAGTATGGAGAACCTATATACCGTGAGGTATAATGTAAACTAGTGTATTATTTTCTATCGCAGGTCCTTTGGACCATGCATTATTTTCTAAGACTGCTGCTTAGTAGTTGGCCAACCACAGCCCCTTAGCGGAGGACTGTGGTTAAAGTGGGTTGCCCGATCTGGTGACCTTGTTGAGGGAGAGTTAGGATTAATTTCCGTAGCAACTTGAGTAAGATGATAAACCGTGCCGTTCAATACCGCCGTAAGATTCTTAGCGCAACTGCTCCACTGACAAGGTAGGAAGTGAGGGACCCATGGTACATCGAAGGCTTTAAAGTGCTGGCCCCATTGGCGTGGGGTGTGGCAACATGGCTGTAGTTTTAGCGGGTGATGCATGGTGCTTTGGTGCCGTGACTGTTCGGTTTGGTGGACATATTTACCAAACATTTATCGGAAACAATCCGTTCAAATACCAGGCGTACGATGCGAAAATCTCCTTTGGGAGTGGGCCGCGGACTATAGCTGACAGTAATCCCAATTACTGCTTTAACAAC